AGATGTTGGCAACGACAGCTCACAGGCAGGAAGAAACAACATGGTCACAGACTGCATGTTCCAAGGAGACGTTGACGGAACCCAATACATCAATGGTATCGGAGTGGAAGGACAGGAAACAGCCACCATAATGAATAATCGGTTCATGTATCATGGAACAGCTATCGGACTCGCAGGAGGAGGCGAACGATACGCAAACAAGAACATTATTGAAAACAACAAGATATTCAGCTGCAAATACGGAATCAAACTTGGAAACGCCTCAACAGTTGAAAACCTGATTCAAGACAATACAGTAATTCCTAAAGGAACCTACGGATGGGCTATCACCTACGGAATCGATGCTTCAGCTGGAAGTGGAAACGCATTCATCAAAAACACTGTAGCACACAACACTGAATCAACAGCCTACAATTACGGCAGCAACAATCTCTGGGTAGAAAACTATCACGGTACAGGTGGAGGAACAAAAGCCAACCCCGACGCATAGGTGAAAACTATTGCCAGAAAAAAAATTACCCTCCAAAACCGAGTCAAAACCTAAAGTACAGGAAAAATCGGAGTCAACACTTCAATGCGTTCCTTGCGGTAACACGTGGAAACAGTCAGCAGGTAAAATATGCGATGTATGCGGTAAAGCAGGAACCCCAGTAACCTCCTAAAAAAGAGCATCAACCAACCAAACTTCTCAACCCCTTTTTTAAACTATACAAAACTTTCAAGAGGTAAACAAGAGATGGCTACAACATTTCTAGTAAAAAAGTTTTCAACAATAGCAACCCTGCAAACATGGCTTACAGCTAACCCCAACATTACCCTAGACGGAATAGTTCAACATAAAGGAATAGTTCTGGTGTACCACTAATGGTTGCAACAGTAACAGTACATGAATGGAATGGTGCAACACCTGACAGCACCCAAATCTCAGCTGCCCGACTATGCACTAAAGACATGTATAATCCTGGCACAACCTACCCCTGCGTTATACCTGCTGCAGGAACCTACTACAGCTACTGGAAACATATCTGCCTCAACCTTGCAGGATCCTTCACACAAATCAATAATGTAAGAATCTACACGGATGGTTCTTTAGGATGGACTTTAGGAACTGGAGGACAAGTAATCATAGGTCAACGTGACGACCCTGAAGGTGACGGAGGACACGGATGCCCAGTAGGATCCTACGAGATAGCAACAGGAACACAAGGCACAACAGGCTACCAGCTTAAAGACGGCACAAACGGACACGACTACTATAAATCTGAAGCCGCAGCCGTGGCAAGCCTATTCAGCTTCACATCAGGATCCCCATGCACAATAGATTCAGCAAACCACACTTCAGCAGAAGACACGAAAGCAGCAGTTATTCAAGGCGAAATAAAAACGGATGCAACACAAGGAACAATGGCAGCAGAAACAGTAACGCTGGTCTACGACGAGATCTAAACCTGAAAAATCCTCAATACAATGAGGCATAATTTTTTGTTGGAACATAGTATTCCTTGCAGAGTATTCTTCTGGATAGCAACATATGATGATGGACAGGCTATACCACAATTTCATCCAGATACTCTTAAAGAAACTTTATGGGAAGATCTGGATCATAATCGTATAGTCAAATTTATTCTGTTACCTTTCTCAATTAGTTTTGCTGAAGAACTTTTAAAGAAAGGAATCCCAGTTTACCCTAAACTTTTACCACGCTACGAACTTCAACTACAAAAAGATCAGAGACTAATCTATTTTGCTAGACCCCACCAGCAATTAAGAATATTCTATAGATGTAGATGTGGCTGGGAATGGCAATGGGGAGAAATCCATCAAGACCTAGCTAATAATGATCCTAAACCCTACGTTTCACCAATATGTCCAAAATGTAAAGCTTTCCAAATCTATGTCTGTCCAGACTGTCATGATAGTTTAAGTAAACGTCACTACTGCAAGGAATGTAATACTACTCTTGAGGGAGATGTTGAAAAACTAGAATGCCCCAAATGTGAAAAGTGGAGTCCAGAACTTAGAGAAATTGAATATTTCTGCATACGCTGTAACAAGAAAATTTACAATAAATCTTCTGATATTCCCACACAGGTTCTTCGAGATCTCAATACTAAATACATGTACATGCTCGGTTCTCAGCAGACAATTAACGGTAAAAATATTAAAAATATTCTATTCATCGACGAGAACGGTTCCGTAATTGTCTCAGACGATTTCAATAAAGTGTACGGTTCAGAGAGGAATTCTTAGATGGGTTGGCTTACAGGCTGGAGTAACGCTGCTAAACATACAATCAAGCCAGCTACAGGTGCAGGAGCAGAGTATCAATGTAGAGTCAGAGTAAACCGTGATAAACTGTTAGATTCATGCACCAAGATTGGACGATATGAAGGAACTAATCCTGTAATCGCTGAAGATCCCTACTTAGTTTTATGTATTCATGCTAATGGTCCAAATACTTCACAAAATTTTTATGATGATGCTTGTGGAAAAGCTATTACTGCTCATGGAAATGCACAAGTAAGTACGTCAATAAAAAAGTTTGGAACTGGAAGTCTAAAACTTGATGGAGATGGAGATTATCTTTCAACGCCAGATCATGATGATTGGGCTTTAGGTAATACTTTCACTATTGATTTATGGATTTATCTTAATTCTCTACCTTCAGATGAAACTTATTGTTTTATGACTCAATATGAGAATAATAATAATAGATGGATGTTTTATCTTAACGATGCTTCTGGTACAAAAACTATAGGACTTTATCAGAAGCAAGGTGGAGGCGTAACTATTAATTGGAGTGTTTCTCCAGCAGAAACTATAGGAACTGGAGAATGGATACATTTTGAATTAGTTGTCAATAGTCTTGATGCTTATATTTTTCAAAATGGAAGTTTATGTGGTTCAACAACTCTCAGTTATGGTATTACTAATTTTGCTGGAGCATTGCTTAGAATCGGTGTTGATTGGTATAATAGCGCTGGTGTAGCCTATTTTGATGGGTATATGGATGAAATAACTATACGGAAAGGTGAAGCTAGACATACGAGTGAATTTACACCACCAGCAGGACCTTATGGTCCACGTTATATTCGTGAACCTGGCAACATCCTCTATGAATCATTTGATACTGGGAAAGAGTATAAACTATTAATTACAGGGTTTGGTGTTTATGGTGGAAATGAAAGTTTTTACTACTATTACAGTTCTGATGGAAAATCTTGGATTTGTGCAGAGAATAATCCTGTAGTACGTGGTGTAGCCAGTGGCAATAGTTATGAAGATCCATATGTTCTAAAGAATGGTTCAACTTACTACTGTTTCTTTGAGGGTGGCGATGATAGGGATATTATTAAACGGTTAGACTCTAGTGACTTCGTTACTTGGAGTAATGAAGCAACCGTACTGAATAAGGGTGCTGGAGGGCAATGGGATGATTATCTAGTAGGATCCCCAGTAGTCTGGATTGAAAGTGAAGTTTGGTATATGCTTTATGAAGGTATGTCTGATGCCACTCATGGTGATGTGGGTTTAGCAACATCAAACGATGGATCCTCATGGACTAGAGATACAAGTAGAGCTGGAGTTAATACTGGCAAGGTTTTTGATCGTGGATCCGCTGGCATGTGGGATGACCAGATAGTTGCTAATGATGACCTTTATAAAGACGGTTCAAACTATTACATGATATATCACGGTTATGACGGTTCAACTCATGCTGGAATAGGTATTGCAGTTTCCACCAATCTTACAAGTTGGACACGGCTTAACAGTGGTAATCGAATAGTTTTTGACGGCGAACCCACAACAACTTCAACCGCTAACCGTGTCCAAACTGCAATGATTTTTTCCAACAATCCTCGTAATTGGATTTACTGCTCCGACACTAATCCACCTAATATTGGTTACACTCAAGGAATCTATTTCGGCTATCTTGAAGAAAATGAAATCGTAGCTTTAAATGGAATATGTAAAACTGATTTCGGTGACATACGCTTTACAGATAATGATATGGAAACACTGCTTAAACAGTGGCCTGAACATAAAACTGATAGTGTCTACTGTGATTTCTGGTTTAAACCTACTGACAGCCTAGAAGAGTCGGATATTGATGTTTACCTTTATTATGGTAATGCTGAAGCTACAATGGAGAGTGATGGACCAAACACCTTCATTGAATTCATACCTTGCTCAGGAACAATAACCGACGATTTTACTTTACGTGATCAAGGTGGAACTCCTGACGCAACCAAAGAATATACTAGCGGAGAACTCCACATCAAAACTAATGCTGCGTGGGATTGGGGGCGTGTAACTAAAAACATTACTACAACAAATAGAGCTATTGATTGTAGATTTAAAGTTCATGGTTCAGCTAATCAACCTATGACGGTTGGTGTCGAAGATGAGGCTAACTGGGAGAAATGGTATTGGGCAGTCTATTGCGATCAGATAGGAACTAATCTTAAACTTGGCACTAGAATTTCTAGCTGGAACGCTAACAGGGTAGCATCAACAGAAACTTTTAGCACAGCAACATATTACCGCATTTCATGTCAAGACGAAGGGACAAGTGTTAAAATTGTTTGGATGAATGATGATGGTAATATTATAAGTAAACTGACGGAGACAACACGTGACGCTGGAAATTTTGACCTAGCTTTCGGTGCAGGAACAACAAATGACGAATCTTACTGGGATGATATACGAGTTCGCAAGTATGTGGATCCTGAACCCCGACATGCAGACTGGACATTTATCGGAGCCCAAACATTCACTCTCGACACTCTACTGAGTTATAAGAATATTCCAGAAACAGTAGATCTTGAAATGCTCATTAAAAAATTGAACATTCCAGAAACAGCAGATTTAACAGCTCTAATACAGAAACAGGATATTCCAGAAACAATAGACCTAACCGCTCTAGTAAAGAAAAAGGATATTCCAAAAACATTAAATCTTGACATGTACGCTTGGAGAAGAAACATTTCAAAAATTATACTTCTAGAAATGATTCTGGGTGAGCCTGGAACCCAAATCTTCAGGCTATCTGCATTACTCAAGAAACTGAATATTCCAATTGCTTTTGATCTTGATGTACGGCTTCAGGAAGCATTAAAACAGCAAACATTCGATCTTGAAATGGTTCTTAAAGCAGTTAAATCTTTGACTGTAGCATTATCAACTATCCTAGAGAAAAAGAATATTCAGAAACTATTAGATCTTGAAATATTTCTTAAAAAGTCTGAGACAGAATCATTTGAGCTTCAAACCCTCATTCAAAAACTCAACATCATTAAACAAGTAACATTGGATATGATTCTTATACCTGAACCAGCAGCTGGAGTTCGACCTTTCGATCTTGAAATGATCTTGGTAACCCGACATTTAGCAACCGCAACACTTGACATGATCTTAAAGTGGAGAAAAACAAAATCAATCTACATGTCAATGCATCTATGGAAAAAAGATATTCCTGAAACAGTAGAGTTAGACGCAATAATTAAAATGATAGAAACAGTCGCAGCAGACTTAGACATAATAATTAAGAAGATTGGATCCGAATCAGTAGAGTTAGACACCCTAATCCAGCTGAAAAATATTATAGTCACATTCACCTTAGATACATATCTCAAATATGTAGGAACAGAAATTTTAGATCTCGACATGATATTGAAAATAGTTAAAACAGTCACAATAAACCTCTCCATGATCTTGCTGAATAAAGATAATTCCACTTCAGCAACTCTAGAAATGATTCTGATACCCTACGTTACACTTGGAGGAACCCTTAGAATATCCGCTAACAAATCGAAACTTCTGATAAGAAGTAACCAATCTAAACTGCGAATTTCACCTAACAAGTCCACACTCACAATCACCAATAAAGGAGACTAATAAGTTATGGTTAAATTCACTCAAGGCGACACGGTACAGCTGGATGCTTGCTGGCTAGACAGAAACAATTCAGCAGTCACACCAAGCAGCCAATCATTAACAATAACGGATCCTGAAGGCGACTTAGTAGGATCCGCAATCACTAACCCCTCACTCTGTGGTGGAGGATGCGGCTTAGACAATTGCACAGCCAACGTGAATCATTACTTCTACGACCTTGACCTAGCCAACACATGTGAACTAGGAGTGTACACGGTTAAATGGGTAGCAACAATCACTGGCAAAGAGAAAATATTGGATGACACTTTCGAAGTTGAAAAATACAGTTTGAGGCCAACATAAATGTCAACGACAGGAACCTACTACTGTTCAGTAGATGATGTGAAAAACCAGCTGAAAAGTGTAGGTATAGACGAGATCACTACGGATCCAGAAATCAAAGACATAATCGGAGATATGAGCGACCAGATAGAGAAAGAGACTAGACGTAAATTCTATCGAGTAGTCACAGAAGAAAGATATGATGGATCAGGACAGGATAAACTTGTACTCGACAATTATCCAGTAATTGAGGGAGAAGCTATACGGATCCGCATCTACACTATAGATCACATCTTAGCTAGAGATATTCAAAGTTCAGACAGCGATTTTACAAGCAAAGTTGCTATCAACTATAAATGTGGATTCATAACTTTAATCGGTGTAACCACAATAGCAACAATTAGTAGTGCTAAATATTGGCCTCAACCACCCTACACACTTTCACCCTACACTAGCACATACTATGATTACATAAACCATTTCGGAGTAGGAACATCAAACATCATCATCAATTATGTGTACGGCTACACTGATACACCCAGCTCTATACGTCGGGCATGTATCAAACTTTCAGCAGCAGAAATCCTAGAAAAGAAGGGACCAGCAGACACGCAGGGAGTCACAACAGAAAGTATTGCTGGAATGACTTCATCCTTCAACCCTGCACCCTTTAGCTACCATATAGACTCATGGCGTAAAGCTGCGATGCGTGACATCCAAAACTATAGTAAAAGAGGAATGCTAACAGTATGACCTTCATCAACCCCGATGTTGTAGATTTAACCTACCAGAAACTTACAGGCAACACAGATCTAAACAATGAATTCACCATAATGAAAAATATCAATCATAAAGTCCTACCTAAAACTGCGATAACAGGACGAACACTCAAAAATAAGTTGATACTCATAAACAAGTTTGGAGGAGGAGCCTACCAGAAAAATACTGGAAACAACTCAGCCCAACTCTCACAACAGGTAAGAATAGAAATCTACGTGAAAACATATGAACACCTAGCTGACAGTCAAGACGAAACTAAAGATGCACAAGCAGCCATCAGAGAAATAATGTTCAAAGCAAACTTTGACGGTACAGGAATAGCAGACTGGCATGAACTAACCAACCGCAACCCCTCCCAACCCATGAAGACACGAGCAGCCCACTACCTTGTTTATGAGTTCCTAACAGTGATGGGAAACAGCTAAGAGGTGAAAAAAATTTGACTTTCAGCCTAACAGCGGGAGGAGCCCCACCAGACCGAGAGAGTGAAGAAGCCTTACTAGCAGACTTAACAAAACTGTTCAAAACACACCATAAGAAAGCTCAGATCTCACTCGTAAAATGGAATGGCTCAAACACTGGAGAAAAACTGTTACTAGAAATATAAAATAAAGGAGAGAAAAGAAATGCCAACAGTAGGAGCAGCATTAAAAGAGTTCATAGCTCGAAAAGCAGTCTTAAGCGTTAACGGAGTAATTATGGCAGCTGGAAAAAACTGGCAACCCATATACGGCTATAATATTACGAAAGAACCTGTATGCGGATCCCACATTCAAAGATACGCCCACGCAGAATTTGATGGACAAATAACATGTGAGTGTCTACTTGTCTCAGACGATAATTGGACAGCCCTATCAAAAAATCTAGACCAAACATATACCCTCGTAAACACAGATACCGACACGCAGGAAAGCCCAGCAAGCACCGCTGAAACATGTACCATCAAAATTTTCAAGCGAGAACGTATAGGCCCAGCTAATGCTACAGGATTCATCCGATGCAGAATACAGGCAGAAATCACAGCTGTACCAACATGAGTCTACAAACTGAGATAGGAATAGATGGCATAGACGAAAACATAGCATATTTCGAGTCTATAGGCGTACACTTACAAGACCATGTTAGCGAGAAGCTTCGAGCAGTATCAGAGGAAATAGTAGCTTACGCTCAACTGATTGCACCGAAAAAAACTGGAGAATACGCAGCGGGTATTCATTACAGACAGGAAGGACCCTTACGATTCATCATCGTAGCTGGAGACAGGAAAGCAGCCATAATCGAGTTCGGAACACGCCCACATTTCATCATACCAAGAAATAAACGAGCATTAAAATTTGAGGTAGACGGAGAAGAGGTATTTGCTAAGTGGGTTCATCATCCTGGTACTTTACCTCAACTAATTATTCACAGAGCGAAGAAAGAAAATTTGGATAAAATTGTTGCAGCAATAAATGAGGGAGTCCAAGAAGCAATAGCACAAGCAGGAGGGAGGTGAATCTCTAGATGAAATCAGATGAGAAATGTAAAGAACTACAAGTCATGGAAGAGGAAGAAACTGAAGAAGATTTAATGCTCAATAAACTGTTAAGTTTCTCCAACGAGAAAATACAGTTCAGAATAAAAAGTCAAGCTAACCCAAACAACTATGCAATAGTCAGAACAAGAAAACTGAAACAGAACGAAATCAGCGAATACCGACATAAACTACACCAGATAGATAAAAGATTAACAGAGGCAGAATCAACTGATCAAATTCCTTTAACACCCTCTCAAAGTGATCAGGTAGATACACTCATAGAAGAATTTGTGAAAAAAGCCGTCATAATCTCTGAGAAAAACAGGAAAAAACTTGACGAAATACTAGCGGATCCAAACATTAGAGTAAAACTTTTTGAAGGAATAATGGGTGTCAGCACCCCAGACAATGCAGATCTAGAGGCTCTCCAAAAATTTCGTAACAACCAATAAAGGGTATCGGCTAGGCGAAATCTGTTTTGAAATGCTCCATAAAATGCCTAACGAGTTAGATTGTTCAGTTCTAGAGTTAGCATTCGCTTACAAATGGGCAGACGAGAGAGCACAAAGATTGAAACCATTCACAGAAGGAAATGAATAGTAATGGCAGAAGTTCCTGAAGAAATTGTAGTAGCTTTAGATGTGGATGATAAAGCATCCCAAAAAATACGTTCATTCGGAGGCCACCTAACTGTGTTAGGTGCAAACATATCCTATGTAGCTAAAGCCTTCGGAGTACAAAACCAAGCTGTAGATGCGGTTGTAGGAACCCTAGTAACTCTAGGCCACATAACTAGAGCGGCAGCTTCAGCAAAATATATTTTAATTGTTGCCACAAACATTTTGAATGCTGTTGAAGCTCAAGGAGCCACAGCGGCAGCCGCCAATGCAGCAGTTAAAAGTGCACAGATACCTGTCAACGCTTCTCTGACAGCTTCCAATTATAGTTTAGCCGCTTCCTTCGCAGCAGTAAACGCAGCTATGGGTCCAGTCGGATGGTTAGCTTTAGGAGCAAGTGTGGTGGGTGGAGCTTTAGCAGGAGCATATATGGGAGGAGCATTCGGAGGATCTCGAGGACAAACAACAAGCAGGATCGGGGAAGGAATCAACATCAGTATTGGTAGAGCAGATTTTCGTACAATAGCTGATGCTGAGAAAGAAGTCAAAAACATGGCTACAATGGTGAACAGCGAGTTTAGGAGGTACAAGCACTAGATGGGTACAGCATACTTTTACCTCTACGATAATGCTCAAGGATATTCAACACTTGTTTGGCAGCATCTTGAGACAGGAGCAGAACAGACCAATACTACACCTCCACCTTCACAGATGGAGGAATCATGTGAACGTGAACTAGCTGATCTACCTATACCTGGTAAGAATCGTGATATTGGTCAAGATATGGGTACACACTCTGACGAGTTTACAATCACTGGATTATGCACTTGGACTGATAAGGAATATTTGAAGACAAGATTTGAAGCTCCACAATTCACTGTATCTAAACCTGCAGGAAGATTTCAGCTAGTACTTGTCGGCAGTGATAGTATGACCTATTTTAACAGAACTTGTTTAGCCATGAAAAATTATAGGTTCCGTTTTGTCGGTGGCTTACTAAAATTTCATCGTTACTGGATCACCTTCAAATGCTATTACGGACAGAGTTAAAAAATGGCTTTAAAATATGTACCAACACAGACCTTAACGATAGGTGATACTTCAGGTCTAGAAGATGTATGTGCAGTTGCTACTGTTGAACAGGCAATTACGAATAAGATTCCAGGCTTCAAATTTGTTTTAGCTAATACTGATGGACGGTATAATGATGAGTGGGATTGGGGAGACATCGTATCATATTCAATATTGGAAACTCAGGTTTTACAGGGATTCATAGACACCGTGACACCTAATGTTGTGAAAAATAAATATTTAATAGATATTCACGGTCGTGGAACTGCTGGGAAACTGGATGATATTATAGACAGCATATACCAGATTACAACTCCACGAGCAATAGTTGAACTGATTTTTGACCGCTACAATAATGTTAGAAAACTTAGTGAGGATCCAGAAATAACTATAGCTGAAAATCAAACTCCAGAAGATATTCAAGCTCGATGGGTATTTAAACGGTTAAGCTTCTGGGAAGCATTAACTTATGTTTGTAACTGGCTTAGTGCACCTGAAGATTGGGGAGGCATGGACTACCCCTACGATATGTGGGTAAATATTGAAAATAAATATTTCCTAGTTAAATGTGGATACTACCCTACGGATCCAGATACTATGATCAATATTAATTATGGCACAGAATATTTAGAGTGGAAACGTCCAAAGTCAGGTTTAGATATTGTGAATGATGTTTGGGCTTGGGGAGGTGAAGGTGGGGGACGGATCCCGCTTGAAATGCAACCTAACTACTGCGATTCAGGCTTGTTGGATCCGTGGACGGAGGATAATGCTGAAGACTTCAAAGCTGGACCTGAAGTAGAAGGTGGACCTAATAATAGTGGAGACTATTCAATTATCGGAGACTTTAGTGTATGGTGGAAAACTACTACTACACCAAAAAAACAATCCTACATCTACATGAATTTCCCTTTTCCAGATGATGAATCCAAATGGCCTAGTCAGGATCCAGCTGGAGGCATGAACACATTTAATGAAACTCGTATGCATGAAACTATGGGAGAAATTTCACGATTAGAATATTTTTTGAGAGTTGATAAAGAAAATAAGGAAGCATATGCTACCTGTGATCATTACATTGAAGTTGTGGAAGGAAGCTCCCCCCCAACAATTATACGATCCACCTATGATGTGAATAATTGTCTCGACTATAAACTAGCTCCTAATGGTTGGAATTTTTTCAGCTGGGAATTTGGACCTTCAGCTTCAAACTATACTTGGGTTACGGAGCCTGTCACTAACGAGTTCGGCTGGCATAATATTTCTGAGATCAGGTTTGTCATGTATGATTGGTCTATCCTTGATTCAGTTGTGCCCCAAGTATTGGGTGGAATAAATGTATATCTTGACGGTTTATCCTTCGTTAAACCGTTAGTAGTCAACATTAAAGATGAATCAGATAAGAAACGGAAATCTAAATTCTACACTAACTTCAACATTTCAGAATATTTAAACTTGAAAGCTTGGGCTACCGCAATTCTGGAAAGAACACAGCATCCACAATTTTATTACGACTTTGAAAATCTTGGCAGGGTAGATATTCCTGTCGGTTACATGTTCAAGCTTGGAGGAGTCAACCTAGTCATGCGAGAAATTATTTACAATAATTCTAAGACTGAAGGATTCACAGTTAAAGGGTTAGGATACCGAGCAACATGAGTAAAAAATTTCGTAATATTACTCCTAGAACTGAAGGCGATCTATTACGTGAAGCATTCAGTCGAATCGAGGAATTAGAAAAAATAATTCACTCTCGAGGAGTAAATGTTGGAATAAAACCTTCACCTGGAGGAATAGATGAGGTTGAAGCCGCAACAGCAGTCAATATTGAGGAGACAGCAGTTAACCAGGAAACTACAGCAACAAATCAGGCAACCACAGCCGAAAACCTTGAGACAACAGCCACTAATCAGTCCACTACAGCTGTTAATCAATCAGCCCAGCCCCCCATTCAGTCAACCACACCCACCATTCAATCAACAACCGCTACAAATCAAAGTACAACAGCCGTAAATCAGTCAGCAGAGGCTACAGTAGGATATGGAGGATCCACAACAACATTCAATGCTACAACAACTGAAAACTATGGAGGAGCTCCAATATCCCAGAAAAAAGAGAAAATAGGAGTTAATGTATCATCAGTTAGCGATTATGCTTATTCTATGCCTGGGGGATCATCTCTCATGGTTGTTGAAGCATCTTTCTTTGATAGTGCTATACAAGTAGGATATTTTAGTGTAGGATGTGAAACAGATGGAGAACCACATGCAACACAAATTTGGGGACAGATAGGACCAAGTTTTAGTAACGATTTCATATCTGTTCGGCATGTATTACCTGGTAATCATGGAGGCCATAAAATTATTGCTACTTTTAGCAGTGGAAATTTAGATCAGATACGGTTAAGAATTTGGACTCTTGGATGGCATACACATACACATAATGCACACTATCATGGCATGTCTCAGCATACACATACTGGAGGTAGCCATAATCACCTACAGAACAGTCATACACATACTCAGAACAGTCATACACATACTCAAAGCTCTCATACCCATACCCAAGTAGCTCACACTCATACGCAGAACAGCCACAATCATACTCAAGACAGTCATAATCACAGCCAAAACTCTCACAACCATCTTCAAGACAGCCACAACCACGATCAGGATCCACATAACCATCTACAAGAAGAACACACTCACGAAACAGGATAAACCCTAATTTTTTAATGTTTTCAACTTCTAGCGGAAGCTCTCAACATCAATCTTTACCTAGCAATCTTTCGATAATTTCTACAACGATGACAGATAGATTGCTCTAACATACTCCTCTTCTTTAAAGAAAATTTGAAGAGTCGTCTTGAACTTGAATATTTTTCATTATCCCATATTTCATGGAATGATTGTTTAATTAAATCTCCGTAATAATTTTTTTCATCCATAACCCAGCAGCAAGGGAAAATTTTTCCATTCGGGGTTACACATACCTGCTGGAAAAGGTGTGGACAAGAATCATCATGTAAAGGTAATTCATATTTACCAAGATAATAATCGTATATATACTTCTTATCTTTCGGCAACCATACCATCTTCCTCTGCTCAACATCATCATCAAATATTGTATCAGGCAGATCATCGCTTAAACCCATTTTAACCGCAATGAATTTAATGTCAAACATCGAAGCCATATTCTTAGCCTTCAACAATTCATGTTCATTATATTTGTTAACAATAAATTTCCAAGTTAATATCGGATCTGTCGCATTCAACCTTCTCTTAATATTAATCAATCTCTTAATATTAGAAATCACCAGATTGAAATCACCATTTCTCCTATAAACTGAGTAAGTGTTTTGTGAAGCTCCATCAAGTGATATGATCAAATGATCTAATCCTGAATTTATGAGAGAACTGAAGAAGGCATCAGATTTTTTTACATTAAAATTTGTGTGAATCGTCACTAATATATTTCTAGATTTGAGATGTTCAATCAACTTAATAATGTCAGGGTTTAGTAAAGGTTCACCCCAATTAAATAAATCTACAGTTCTGATGTTCGACAGTTTATTCAATACTATGTTTAAAGTCTTTTCATCCATAAATGATCGTGGATGCTTAAGCTTGCCATCACCTGAAGGACATAAAGAACAATCCAGATTACAGATATTACACGGATCAATGACCGCTGCTTCTGGTAGAGGAACCTTACTGAATAATATGTAATTCATCCAATTAATGAAATCATAAATTTTTTTTATACGTGTTTTCTTGATGTGAATTAAATATTTTCTCACCCAATCCTCTATAATGGGATCATCTATTTCCGTCATGGAAGCAAGATGTTCAAAACATTCCTTGAAGGGTTTAAGCGTATAATATTCTGAATCAGTCCCCTCCTTCTCTGTGACAGCTAAAGCCCAACCTAGCAACCTATAATATTCACTGGAAAAAACTTCAGGAAACTCTTGACGTAAATCAGAACGCATATAAAATATTTTTAAGAGCAGAAGCATTGGTTTACGAAGTATGTTCTCCATAAAAATCATTCATCTATGTCTGCCAGTTTAGCTCCTACATCTTCTCTTAAGGCTTGACGTAATATTTTGAATACTGGAGGATTCCCTATAATCTGCTCTACAAGTTTCCTAGCATCTGTCTCAGGTAATATTTGCATTCCAGAAACTATATTCAAATATTTCTCTGCTATACGGTACTGGCTTAAAGTATAGTTTCTATCTCGATAAAACTTGTCATACTGATTCGGATCCGTAACATGCCCCATCCAATATTCAACACACTCCAGATCAAGCCCATCACGTTTACCATCCAAATGAAGTAGTGTCCTAGCTGCATCCCTAAAATTGTGTAAACCGTAACCGTATCCTCCAAATTTGCGGCCGTCCAACTTCACATAATTCAATCGTGCCAGAAGCCTCAAATGTTTTCTGGATAAACTAGATTTATCATAAGGCCGCTTAAACTTCTGACTCACCAAAGCAGCTTCCCCCTCCTTTGGATAACCCCTAATCCTCTCAAAATATTCACGCCAAGCAGCCAACGCATCCCGACCAATAAACGTATAGAACACAGTCTTATTCCTGGACATTTTACGGCCAGCAAACTCACAGAGAAAAGGATCCTCCACACCTTTAAACTCAACATGACGACCCAACTCGTAACCATACTTTTTATTAAAAACTGTAAACCGTTCCTGATCCATCAACCCCAACCATAACGTGAGATAAAACGCTTTCAAACCAAGATCAGCAACCGAAACAACCCCCCGAACCACATCAACACTCATAAGATCAGGCACAGGAGCCAACCTAGCCTTAATCTTAAAATCATCATCAGGCAAAGGAACCCTATTCCGTTTAAAGAACGTCCGCACCTTACTATAACGCAGCTGCAAACTTTTATGAGTCCCCTTCTTCTGCAAAAGATACTCCTGCAACTTATCCAACAACTCAAACTCACGCTCCTCACGCTTAGCCCTCCTCTGAAACTCTAACAAAGCCGAAGGAGTCGAGGATTCAAACCCACACTCCTCAAGAAACCTGAGAAAATCCCCTAAAACCGACAGATTAGAAGCCCGACAACCCTCATCAAGATTAGACAACCACTTAACAACAGCAGGATCCGACTCTTTCATATCACAACCTCAAAACTATATCTGATATTACCCCCATAAACAAGACAAGATATAAAAAGGTGACATAAGTATCTGTTTTGTATCAACAAAAGGTTTGGTTGTGTCTGTTTTTGGTTAGTTTTTTGTGTCTCTCTGGCTTATAATTGTCTGACACATAATGGTTATATGTTTCTTTGTTAGTTTCTTGCATGTTTTGTTGATAGACAAATGGTATGGTTTAAAATTTGCTGGAAGAGGAGTATAGGTTAGGGATTTTTGATACTTTAACGTGGGTTGATAGGGTGGTAGAGACAGGGCTGGCTTTGGGTTGGGATCTTGTTAGGGTTAGGGAAGAGATTGATTTTGTGAGAGAAAAATTTTCTGATAGGGTTGCTATTTCTTTCCAGAGCGGCCTTTAGCTTCATATTGATCCATCATTTCTGATAGGGCTTTGGTGGTGAATCCTGTGAAGCTTGTTATTCCATATTTTATTCTGTATTCTTCCTTTTTTTTGAGCCATTTCTGGTAGAAATAATCGTATATTGGTTGGGGAACTGTTATCGTGGTCCATCCTCTTGGGGGCATTCTTTTTTTTTCCTCATTCTCGTAGTTTACTGTAATATTATTTAGGTTTTTTGATTTAATACTCTATTATGTAAATTACTGTTATTGTACAGTAATCTTTTTAAGTAAGATAATTATAAATACAGTAAATCATAGGTAATTCTATGCCACCTCAAGGATATACTGTAATAACGGTTCCTGATAAAATCAAAAATAAACTTAAGAAACTTGCTAAGACAGAAAATCTTTCAATCCAAAAATTTTTAGCGAAACTTTTTGAAAATGTGGAGGCTCAGAAATGAGTCAGACCACCATTAAATTATGTCGCAGCTGCGGAGAACCTTCTGAACCTTACCTATACTGCAAAACTTGTAGAAAAAAAATGTTCAAGGAGACTCCATAGTTGACTCTTCAAGAAAATGAGAAAACACTTCGAGAAAAAATTTTCAGAGAGGAAACTGGACAGAACCTTATCCGTATAGAACGCAGCGCAACATTAGCTATTAACTCAAACTTTGAGAAAGCAACTTTTGATCTGCAACTCACGATTCCACAGAATAGTCTCATCAGTAAAGAAGAATTAAACAATTTCATATGTACAATTGAAAACATTGTAGAAGAACATGTAAACAATTTTAAGAAAGTCACGCTCGGAAAAAACAAATCTCTGCCACCCAACGTAGCACCACAAACCGAAACGACACCACCCAGAACGGCCAAGCCTTCAACTGAACCCAGCATCCCCCTTGACGGTTGGAGGCAATGGTCTTCTGGAAACGGTGAAAGCCTACATGGAGACTTTTCTAATGAACTGTTCAATTATCTAATGAATAATAGTCATGATGAGAAAAGTCCATACAAACATTCTGACGGTTATACCTACTGGATCTATCCAGACTCAGACTATATTCAGAGAGCAAGGAGACCGTAGTAATGACAACTAAAACATGCTGTAACCGTTGCGATAAAGAAATCATAGACAATGATGCGCATGGACACTTCTACATTTATGGGAAGAACCATTCTGACCCAAAAATATTTGATCTCTGCGAAAATTGCAGTAAACAAGTAGCAAAATTCATTGTGAAGGGAGAATCCAAGTGACAGAGATTCTAAACTTTCACCCATGTTATAGATACCTTCTTCTCAACAGAAAGAAAAATACCACAATGAGATTAGGAAACAAGCAAGGAAAATATGCGCCCATCGGTTCACAATTAATTATAACCACTGGCTGGAATCTTTCTGATCTTTCTTTTGTTGGATACGGTGAAGTGACAGAAATCACAACGAAACAAATCGTCAACTTCACGGATAAAGAGCTCGAAGGTGAAAGTCCCGACATTCTAACAGTTCAAGCTATTACTTACGTTCTTTCACAAGTATATAGAAAAGTGGTTTACCCCGAAGATACGGCTACATTGATTCGCTGGAAGTGGCTTTTGACTCTTCAGGATCCTATCCAGCAAGCAAGGAGGCCAGAATGATGGCTCAAGAAACCAGCATACTATCACTCAAACAACATAGAGAATCTGGACAGATAGGATTACAGCAGAAACGTGTTCTAAGCTACCTGAACAAGTGTCCTCACGGATTATCAAACAACGACTTAAGCTATCACCTAGGAATCAAAATCAGTAGTATAACACCTAGAGTAAACGAGCTTAGACATCAAGGATTAGTTATAGGAGTAGGAACAAAAATTTGCAGATACACCAGACGGAAAGTTAAGGTTTGGAAGACAGTAGCAAACTCGACCATTCATGAAGTTGACAACTATTTCCATGAAGAGAGAAGGAATGAAGATGAGTGAGGGAGGGAGTGAGTGAGAAGATCAAGATCACAATACAAACTATCTAACATATCATTAATGAATCGAATAGCTGAACATATAAGAAAACATGGACAAGCCAGAGCAGGAGACATAGAGGAAGAAGTAGAGAATAATCCAACCTGGTATAAACAGAAAGAACTCTACAAAGATTACGGACACAAATTCATAGACATAGAATTAGACATTCAACAGAGAACATGGACCCTGACAGGAATTAAAGAGAATAGTATTGTACCGTTAACAACTCAAGATACTCTCTCAGTCACTCACTCACTCATCAAGAAAAGGAGTTAGTTCCTAATTGAAAAGGATTCTTCTAACATGACATTTAAAATTTCCAATAAACTCATTTTACCTGAGAACGCAGCCGTCTGGACATTCGCGGTCTTAGCGATTAAAGGAGCAGGAAAAACTTATGATTCATGTGTTCTAGCTGAAGAAATGGTCAAGTGCGGAATTCCGATCATAGCTCTAGATGGTCTCGGCATCTGGTGGGGTTTAAGGGTAGGTGTGAATAAAAACGGCAAACCTGTCCAGTCAAAACCAGGTTTACCTGTTGTAGTATTTGGTGGTCAACATAAAGATCTCTCAATTCCAATAAGACAAGATCGCAATCGACCAATCATTGATGAAGAAAAATTAAAACTTATGGTAAAATCTATTCTTGAAGCTCGAATGAGTGCTGTACTTGATACAAGCGAATTTTCAAAAGGAATGCAACGACGAATAGTAGCAATATTCGTAAATGAACTCTATCATCTTAATGCAGAATATGGTGTTCGCCACATCTTCATTGAAGAAGCAGATCTTTGGTGTCCACAAAAAATTATGGGACCTGAACTTGCAGCTTCAGCAGGAGCAATTGATGATCTTGTGCGACGTGGAGGCAACTTCAATTTAGGATGTACCCTGATAACACAGAGAAGTGCAGTACTGAATAAGGATGTCCTGACACAGGCAAATTGTCTAGTCGTTCTAAGGATTCTGCATAAACTTGACAAGAAAGCCGTTGAGACTTGGGTTGAATCGATGGCTCGTCCAGATGATCCAAGAATTAAAAAATGGTATGATTCTCTTCGAGATCTTAAAGATGGGGAAGCATGGGTTTGGCATCCACAGAAACCTGTTATCTTTCAACGTTTACAATTTCGAAAACGTGAAACTCTTCATGCTACTAGAGAATACTTCAATCAGCCACAAACGAAAAAACTGAAGATGATGGATGTCACAGACTTTATTGAGAAATTCAAAAATATATTCGAGCCAAAACCGAAAGAAACTAAAACTCTGTCTGAACCAAAAAAAATTATCAAGCCAGCTATAACAGTAATATCTTCAACTACGAAACCGCAGACAACTAACACAGAATTTTTACAATCTACTGATCTAAATCAAGAAGAAATTAAAGTTCAACAAACTCTACCAAAAATAGTTCTTGAGAAATTAGTTCCTACAATCCAAATTCCAACAGAACCCTCAACTCCACTTGGAAAAATACTTGTAATATTAACAAATCATGAAGGACGCCAAGACCGATGGACAGGAAGCAAAATCAAAGCACTTATCCGTAGACATGAATGGCCTGACAGTGAAGCAGACGAAGCTATAAATCAACTGATTCGCTGGGAAATTCTCTATCGACAATCAAACAACTATCTCAGATTCTACAGAGAACGTGTCCAAGTAACAGAGAAACAGTGCATTGTGGAGGCTCAATAATGGCTAGCATAAACTATGTGAAATTTGAGGTTGAATGTCTCAACTGTGAAAGAAAAATTCCCTACATACCAAGCAGACGACAACTATGTCCAACATGTAAGATGAAGCAGGAAGCAGAAGCACGACTACTCATAAAACAATTGAGGATGAAATGATGATTAAGGAATGTCTTAACTGTGGCCAAATATTTGATGCTGGATCCTGCCGTAAGCCTTGCCCTAACTGTAACTGGAAAGGGGAATGTGATGCCTAACCAATGAAAAAGGTGTACTATTCAACACGTAACCATGATGTACAATGAAGTCAGGCATCTACCTCAACGATTTCATATTCAAAGAGATCTTAACTATTAAGAACAGTCAAAAACAAAAAACATTGAATCGCATCTATACTAAACTAATCTGGCTTGGACTAAAAACTTACAAGCGACTTCCAGAACACGCTCAAAGAAAACTGTTTGAAAACGAATCCTGGAGAATCCAGCAAGAAATAGAGAATCTACCAATAGAAGATGGTAAACTAGACTGTTTTGTTACCTTCAGAGTTTCTAAACAAACCAAGGAAACATTAGCTAAAATCGAGAATCAAAGCGCACTCATCAGAAAAAAAATAGGGATCCACAATGACTAGACAAATTCCTCAAACAGTTCGTGCTGGACAATGGAGTTGGGATCGCTATCAAGGCATCGCAGAAATAGACCTAGCTACAGAAACAGAGAAACATGGATACCACCCCCTATTCAATGAACCGATCTTGGCTATAGTAGGCAATGCTGACCAATACTATGACAGTCAAAAACACATTATCAAACATCCTTACGATCTAGTAACCATATTCGTGCAGGGACCCCACCACCTTAAAAATAAATTTCTGGATCGTGACACTGAACTTTTCCAACTCCTAGAATCACAACCTCACCCCTACAAGAATAAGGCTATAGAAATTCCAAACTATGATGGAGGCAAACTATCCAGGAAACAACTCCATGAAGCTATACAATCAATCTCAGAATATGTGACACCAATAAAGAGGTCAATATAGAATGACTGATAGGATTCGTTTCCCAAAACCTACAATATTAAATTCTGCCAGATACGGTTCAATGAATGTTTACTATCAAGATGAGGTTGATGAGTGGAGACAAAAAGTCAAAGATTTCATTAAAGAAGAATTAAAGGATAGTGAATGTGTTCACGATTGCAGATATGATAATTGTAAGAATCATCCATTAAAGAAGATTTTGGGGATGCTAGAAACATGAATGATATAAGGTATGATCGATATGTATTAGCGGATGAGAATGAAGGATCAGACTATTCTAGTCTTATTGATTTAGTGAAATGTTGGAAAAATTATAATAAAATGTTAGATAAAAACCAACTTCAAGACATCATAATCCAACATGATAAGAAAGTCATAATTGTTAAAACAGGTAATAAACATACAAGTGATAAAAAAGAAGTTTTAATTTATAGAGAGGTTAAGCAGAAACATGAATGAGGATTTAGTAGCAGCAATAGTTAAAGCGGTATGTTGGATAGTGTCATTCCTTGCGATCATAGGTATTATTCAACATTTGAGAGGTTAAGTGGGATGTTTAAGAAATTTCTATGTTTCATAGGATTTCACAAAATAGAAGTTGAACCGCTAATACGAAATGAGCCTTTTCCTTTAATCGAACATTGTTTACGATGTAATAAAACTTTTCTTGGTCATTGGTAAGGTGAAAGAGAAATGAATCGTCAACATAGATTTGAATGTTGGGATTGCAATTATTGGACTTATCATAAAGATAGATTTCTACAACATAGAATATTTCATAAGGTGAAAGAGAAATGAAACCAAAAACATACACGACATTACCTGATTACATTTGGGAAAAGGGCAGGGTAAAAGGCGCACCATATATAAAAGTTATTTTGAAATCTGACTATGACGAGATAATGAAGGAGCTTATAGAAAAACTAGAGTTCCTTTCAAGGCGATTACGTGATATGGCCATGTATGATTCTGAAGAAAAACTTAATGATTTGCTTGAGGAATTGAAGCAATGACTGAAATTAAATGTGGAGAAATAGACTGTAAACATTGTAAGAATGTCAGATTGGCTAAGCTTGAAGGTTATGGGCCAAAAGTAAAATTTGGAATATGCGATAGAAAAACAATCATACTATTTGTTTCTGAGCACTGCTTAACCTGCCAAAATGTCAATCTAAATTAAACATCTAAACTTGAAAAATCACTGTATGAAGGGGAAACCTTTTAAACCTAACATCTTCCAGTAATATAATAGTAAAATAAAGGATACAATATTTTAACTCATAATAATCTGACACCTTCGAGTGTTGAATACGATAGATGCCAAACCGTAGATCCCCCAAGAAATTGGAGAGAAAACTTGAACGCCTCCGACTATTCGGATACTACAGCGACATCTACGGCAACACCATAAACTTCCAGCAACTTAAAGAGAATCTTCAAGACCTCACCAGAAACCGTAGACCCCGACATAAAATCGACTTACACACAGTAGTGTACCATCCCCCCGAAGCTGTAACAGACCACATCATCAGCATCGGAGAAACCTACATTACAAAAGACGGATCCTACCCAGCACTCGGTCTTATGCCTGGTGAAGTTCTTTCGGATCCTAAAATCCGTTTCAAATGTCCAATCCTCTAAGGAGGTGAAGTTAAGAATTGTATAAAATTCAAGCAAGCCATACAAGTTTGTATCATCATTACAATGATTCTTCTCACAGGTGTGAGGAACTCGTCATCTCCAAAGATGAGATTGGAGCCCATGTTTTAGTATGTCAAGATTGCGGTGAAATAGTTTGACTATATTTCTGAAACGTAAATATTTGCCTAGAAGAATCGCTAACATAATAGTCAGATTCTTTACGGCTGGAAAGAAATGGATCCCCTACACCTTCACATACTGTGATAAATGCAGAAAATATGTTAGAAGAAATCATGAACACCAAGAAAACCTTCGAGCCACAGGACTAAGAGGAATCCGTAAACCAAAAATCCGTTACAGATTTAAAAGCCGTAAAGAAATTCCTGACGTAATAGATTATGAACCTATATTCGAGAAAGCAGGATACTATCCACCCGATCAGGGCAATCAAGGATCCTGCACGGCACAGTGTGGAATCAACGATAAAGCTTTCCAAGAAATAATTGCTGGAACTTTTACTGGACAAAACTCTGCCGCACAACTTTATTGGGATATTAGAGACATCGATGGAGAGACAGAACACGACTCAGGAGGATGGATGGACCAGATCGGAGGCGTACTTGGAGGCACAATGAAAGGGCAGAAAGTCCCTGATAAACTTGGAGTCTGCCTAAACAAAACTATGCCCTACAACCAATTCGACTATAAAACACAACCATCAACCAAAGCATACACTGAAGCTAAAGACTATAAATGTGATCCAAAACAAGAAGCATTTTACATTGATGATATTCCAGATTTTCTTGTTGAAAAGAAACTTCCTCGAATCGGAATCCCCATAACCGTCTCATTCAATGAAAGCCTCTATAATGGAGGCTACGTACCTGAAACGAATGATGATCGTGTACGAGGATACCATGCAGTCACAGTTGTTGGAAAAACACCGAAATATGTTAAATGTATGAATAGCTGGGGAAAAATAACTCAAGCTAGAGGCTACTTCTACATCACATGGGGAGAATTAGAATATCAAGAAAGTAAAGGTAGAGTTGTCTGCTACGCTCAGAAAGACCATAAGGATCCAAGCCCAAAACCTAATCCTGTAGAATGTATAGAAGGCGATACTATAATTCTTGAAACATGCCCTAACGGTTCATGGAAGAAAAGGCAAAGATGCGTAAATAATAAATGGATTACTGAAGAACAAGAATGTGATAATCCCTCACCTTTACCTGATAATATTTGGAAAGGGTGGAGTGGTGCAACATTCTTCTTCCTAGTAGTAGCTCTAGTCGTCGCCATGTTTCTAGCTGCATACGCTGATATTATGAGACTTTATCCTGGTGCTATGAATTATATTCCTATGATTCTGAATTATTGGTGTGTTATTGTCGGCATGATTTGGGGTATTAACTTAGGGAAGAATTTAGCGTATAAACATTATTACAAAAAATTAATGGGAGAAGATTACGGAAAATGATTGATTGGTTTCTATTACTGCCGTTTTGGCAACAAATATTGATTGTAACACTTGCGTTTGTTCCAATAAATTTTGTGACTATGATGTTACTAGAGTTTGGTCCCTTCGCATCAGCGTCACCACTCTCGGGCGGTTTCGGAATTATTGTTGTAATAATATTTGATTTTATACTATTTCTTATAGGATTATTCGGTGGTGGATACTGGCAACCATTACAATTCTTAATGACTCCCTTCATGGCTTGCGGAATAATTGCCTTAATAATTTTCCTGTTAGGTAAAGCATGGATCCTCTTGATGACGTTGTTTGCTAAACGTGTTGGTTTATATAAATGATTTTTGAAACAAACATAAGATATGTATTATTAACGATATGTTTCTGTTGTATAGCCTTACTGGCACACGCTACTGCACATACATATTTTTTTAGTCACGGATTCTTTGAAGAACCTAACCTATACAATCTTTCTGAAACAGGATGGTTTGTAAGCCCAATCTGCCACAGCTTAACCTCTCTAGCTGTAACTGCATCAATACTGAATTTTGATTTACCCCTAACATTCAGAAAAAAATGGATAATAGCCCTAATTGTAGGGGCAATGTTTGGGGGCAGCTGGGAAATAATGGAGATGATAGTAGCTCCCCTGATGGGTTGGATGATAATATCCGACCTTGACACCATCCTAGATTTGTACCAGAACTTTCTCGGATCCAGCCTCGCCATAATGATCTACGATAAAACGGTGAACAGATATGCCTACAGCAAGAAATCATTGGATAGAAAAATATTTGAAAAGAACAGAACAGTTTCTCGACCTAAAATTTAGCAAGCAAAACAGTGATCTAACACAGACCTTTGAAGATCTACTTGAGAAAAGGATAAGTAAACATGAAACTGACTGTAAATACTTGAGCCTAATAGATTCCATAAACGATTTCATGCAGAAACAATCATTAAGACAGAAATATATTTTCGTGTTTGACAGGAAAATTACTAAAAACACTTTTTACAAGCTATTCTCAGCATTTCTTGGAACCTCAGCCTTCGGAACCTTCATCGCATATGTTTTAGGGTTGATCGGATAATGCCTTACAGTCTGAAAGAATTAACCTTGCTGGCCAGACAAAAAACTAAAGGACTTACAATTGATAAACACAAAATTAGATGTGCCGTCTTCCCCTGTCCAGATCCTAAATGTAAAGCAGATACAACACACATCCATCTAGGCATACACCATGATCCATACGGAGGCATAATAACTCTTGAAGCTGAAGAATTATTTCTCCCAAAATATCTTCAGAACTGGCTTATCAGCCATGAAGTAGCTCATCTACATGATGATGGTAGACACGGATCCAAAAGTCTACGTGATATTGAATCTAAACTCTGCAATTATGACAGTCAAACATTACGGCTTGACTACAAGCAGTACTGTCTCGATCATGATGGAGAGTTGAAGCGTAAAGCACGAAAATATTATATGACAAGAAAAAGGTGAAATATTGGATCCATTTCTTTTCCTAATTTACTTAGTTGCAGCAGTAATTATCAGAACAATCATCTACTACGGTTTAATGCAGATATTCGATAGCATGTTCGGCTGCTTCATAATAATGATTGACTTCATTGTAAGCCTACTCTTGATTGGGGGAACGGAGCTGACTGATGATCCAATCTTCATGATCCCTCTAATTTCTTTGTTAGCAATGTTTGGAGTATTCGCTTGCATCATAATAATAAAAGATAGAATTGAGCAAAGGTGAACAATATGTATGTAGACTTAATTTGTCCTACATGTAATGGAAAATTTGAAAAAGATTATCCAGCAGCCTTCTATGAGGATGGAAAAAATATTGAAGTAACCTGCCCACACTGCAATGCAGAATTAGACTCTAATTTTTACATTGAATATACCTCGTTGAAACGTGGAGTTTTGATTCAGTAAGTGGAGGTGACTATATGTTAGAATACTTTTATCAATCACTAGCATGGTTTCAAACATTAAATTTTGGAATACAAATCCTCATAGTCTCAGCCATAATGATTCCAGTAACCTTCATTGAAATGATGCTACTAGAATTTGGACCCTTCGCATCAGCCAGCCCACTCTCAGGAGGACTAGGAATCATCGCAGTCATAATTGGAGATCTACTGCTAGCAATAGTCAGCCTTATTCTAGGTCCACACTGGATGCCCCTATACTTCCTAGCCACACCATTTCTAAGCTGCATCTGGCTCGCCATCATAATATTCATCATAGGATCCGCATGGATAGCCCTCATGAACACATTCGCCAGACGAGCAGGTTTAACGCATGACTGAACAAGAAATAATCATCAAATACTTGACTTACGGCTTCCTTATTCTACTAGCAACCGGATTAGCATACGGCATCATAGATCATCTAACAAAAAATTAGCAAGGTAATAAAATGCAGATCCCACCCAGACATAATATTCCTCCAGGTAAACGCACTAAATGTAAAAAGTGTGGACGAACCTTCCTTCAACATTCAACCTCTAATCATCCACTATGCTATGAATGTGCCCCCTACAGTTACAAGGGTCCACATGAAGCCTACATAGGAAACGTGAGATTCTAAAACCCTTCGGCGAGGGGAGAACACCCATGGTAGCATCTAAAATTCTTACAGATAGAGAAAGAAACTATGTACGAAGCATACTCGTTAATGGTCCAGATAACGCTTTTAAACGTCGAATACTCAGCCGCATGATACTCTACAGAACCAAAAACAGCCTCAAAAGATGGATAAGCGACCTAGAACTCCTAAAACAGTATGCAGAAAAATATGGTATAGGAAAACTAGGCTGCTACACAACAACAATATCAACCCTTCAAACCTTAACATCCAGGAAAGGATCCACATGAAACTAATACAAATCTACGCTATAACCCTAATCACTCTAGGAATCATCCTACTCTACAGAAACTATACCCAATAATACCCCGAAACAGCCTTAATCTCTGTGAGCCCAGACGGAGAATCTCTCATTAGGGCGAATTAGTGATGGGTTAATGTTAGTGGGTTAATGAGTAAAGGCTGCGGGAGAATTGACAACCCACATATAAACAACCAATCAACCCACCATCAACCCACATATAAAGGAATCAACAATGGAAATAACACAAATCCTCGGAAAAATCAGCTATAAACTAAGCTGGACCCTCTGGCGATACTTCAAACCTTACAGAACCTTTCTATCATTAAAAACAGACATAGACACATGGGCTCTCACATACGCTTTATCAAGATGGAAACAACAGAAACCTAAGTGGTCTAAACAATGATTCAAAAACAAAAATCCCTCCCGAAAGGCTGGTCTATCCTTAGCGAATACATCACATTCCCAAACCCAGAAGATTGGTGGCATTTTTTGGTTAGAGCCTCCAATAAATTGTAGTTGAGATTTTTGATTTATTTCAAGTTGATATTCTATGTCTAAGGGTAAGGGTTGGGGTGGAGCTCGGAGAGGTTCTGGTAAAAAGAAGGGTATTTCTGACGCTTGGATTAGAGCTCTCTACAAGAAGCGTAATCAGAAGCTAGTTATTCCTTTTAAACGTGACAGTTTAGAGAATGCTGTTAAAGCTATGGATCAGGTTGCTGATTGGCTTCTAGCTAATGAAATAGATGCTGGTAGAGCTTCAATCTTTAACAGTTTAATGCGGACTCAAGTTGAGATTCTAATTCCAACTGAGCAACAGTTGAAAGTGAAAGTTCTTGAGGATAAGACAGCTCAGCACGAAAAACTTCTTGGAATTACAAGAGAGGATAGAGCGAGTAGGAACAAGTCTGGAGATACGTCAGAATCCAGATCCTCTAGATCCAGTACAGTGGACAGTACAGAACAGGATTCTTAAAGGGCAACCATTCAGTTTTCAAGACCGACCTTACCTACACCAGATCTATAGAGATACAAGCTACAGGGTACTTGTTAAGAAATCTCGTCAGATGGAGATGACGGAGTGGATAGTTAACTGGATCCTACAGAACCTGTTAGCTAACCCTTTCACAACCGCAATATATACTGCTCCTCGTGCTGATCAGGTTTCACAATTCTCGAGAGACAGACTTAGACGGCAAGGAATACTTGACAGTTCAACATTAAGAAGGAAGCTAGCCTACCTTACTAAAGAAGAGAAGGAAGATATTGCTATACGCAGGATACCTTTCATCAATGGATCCTTATGTTATCTTATCACGGCGTGGGGAGATTTCGGAGCAATCCGAGGAATACCTACAGACTTCGCAGCAATCGATGAAATACAGGATGTTCAGGCTGAAGCTATTCCAGTACTTGAAGAAGCATTAAGCCATAGTAAACATCGACGCATGATCATGGTAGGTACACCGTCAGATGCTGGAAGCCAATTTGATAAACTCTGGCAACAATCCGATATGAAAGAATGGGATGAGCAAGCTCAAACTTGGATCCAGAATAAGCCTGAAAACAAGTTCTATTCAGGATACCATTTCACACAGTACATGGCATCATGGATAATTAATCTACCTCCAGAGGATCCTAACAGTATAGAAGCAAAGAGGCAACGGTATAGTGAGAGACGGTTTCTTAATGAGGTTCTTGGAGAATTCTATCGAGGCTTGGCTAAGCCCTTACTGCCCGAAGACATGCGATTATGCTTTGAAGCAGGAAAACAATATTCCCTACAAGACAAGCTTGATCCACCATACGTTAGCTATGCTGGCGTTGACTGGGGAGGAGGAATATTCGCTTTCACAGTCATATGGATTATGGCTTTGGATGATCAAGACCGCTGGCGTCTCCTCTACCTACGAAAATTTGATCAGAGAGATCCCATGAAGCAAGTCGAAATAATAGGTAATCTACTAGATCAATTCAACGTGAAACAATGTGTCGCAGACATCGGCTACGGAACAGTACAAGTCAGTGAATTACAGAAGAAGTTTGGCTCTAGAGTTTACGGTTGCCAGTATGTACGTAGACCAGATATTCCATTAAAAAAGATTGAGAAAGACGAGTACGGCGATAAAATCAGTCAAATGATGGTTCAAGCTGATCGCAGCTGGTGGATAGAACATGGAATCAACCTTATCAAACATAAAACAACTGACGGATCCACAGTACCTAAACTTGTTCTACCTTACAAGGAGCCTTTAGAGGTTGAGTGGCTTACCGACCATTTCACCTGTTTAGAAATGGAGGAACAGGAAACAGTCAGCGGTAAACGGTACCACCACTATACACATCCTGAAGGGGAACCAGACGATGCATATCATGGATATATTTACTCTTTGATAGCTGAAGCAATCGGTAGAATTAGTCCCGAACTATCCGTAATGGATCTATTTGAGTGATTGTTTGTGAAGTTGATTCAAGGTTTAACCTGTCCACGCTGCAGCAAGAAAGGACACGCTATTAAGGTTACACAGAAATTTTTGAAACTTCTCGACCTACATTATTATGAATGTCAATATTGTGAAGCGAAATGGTATGATTCAGATGAAGTGGTTGGACTCATCGCAATCATTAATGAACGCATAGGAATAAAAAATGATGAGAAGAAAACTTGAGAAAGGCACCCTAATCTATGTGGCAGGTCCCTACAGCCCCCTAAAAGATTGCAGCCTCCACAATGCTTCAAGAACAGCTCAACAAAATGTTGACAGAGCAATCGATGTAGGAATCCGACTTCTCAAACTTGGATACATCCCACTCATACCCCATTTAAGCCATTACATTCACTTACGAATGGATCAAGATCTAGGCGACGCATGGTACAAGATAGACTACAAATACCTGGATGTTTGCCCTGCAATCGTTCTATTGAATGGTTGGCAGCAAAGTTTTGGCGCATGTAATGAGCGTAAACGAGCCTTTCTTCAAAATAAAATCATACTCACAGAAAGTGATATTGAAGTGATGGAGAAATCCAGATGAAAGAAACAGTAGCCCTATTCATATCAGATCTTCATGTAGGATCCAGATGGGCAATATGGCATCCCAACTACACCTTCAAAGATGGACTCGACCAAGGATCCACATGGGGCTTGAATGGGATTCAGGAACGTATCTGGAAATACTGGCAAGACTTCACGCAAGGACTCAAAAAGAAGAATCTAGTACCAGACTATATCTTCCTGCTTGGTGATCTGATTGATGGACCTCAACGGCGTGGACATGGAAACGAAGCAGTCACACAGAATCTTAATGAACAAGCAGGATGCGCCCTCCAACTATTACGGATGATTCTAAAGAAAGATTCTACTATTATTCGAGGCTTAGTAGGATCCGACTACCATGATGAACGGTACTACAATGTTAATGAAGGAATCTGTACAAGTTACGGAGGCAAATTTTCAGGAATCACAGGCATCTTCAATATAGGCAGCCACCGTTTCAGAATGTATCATGGTAAAACTCAAGCTTACATCTACCTTGAAATGATTATGGGCAGACGTAGAATGTTTGCGCATGAAGCAATGGCCCGAAATAAATTACCCGAATTTGAAGGCATTATTATGGGGCATCTTCACAGGTGGATCCATATTAAAACCATGTTCAAGGAAGACATGGACTTTCATGTAGTGCTACTGCCTGGATGGCAAGGTCAAACAACATATGAAGCCAGCATAGATCCTGACAAGATTATTCCAGAAATAGGCGCAGTCATTGGACGATTCAATGGTTCCCAAGTAGATTTCCAATGTGAATTCAGGTATCCTACTCCTATTGGAGGTATCGAGTAATGGGTGACATTGAATATGTGAAGCTGGACCCGAAAGATCTTAAGAGACAGCTTGAATCGGAAGCTAAAAAATATGAGCATCTACGTTCTTGGGAACCTTGGGAAGACGATCTTCTAAGAGAATATTTTAAGAAAGTACCTCACGCTGTCTTAGCTGAAAAACTGAAACGGAAACAGGGAGCAGTCTGTTATCGCGCTCAAACTTTAGGATTAATAAAATTAGGTGGACGCGGTAAAGACAAGTTAATAGAGAAAGAGTGAACATGAAATGGTATCAGCCTTAAAACTGTTAGGAACAAGCATCGATCGAGCATGGAATCTTGAAGATGAAACAGTAGCGAAAGCAGGACTACAACGCACAATCGATACAAGTTATCCTTGGCTATGGAACCAGGAAGATTTTCCTAGACGAGCAGTAATCACGGAATGGTTCTATCAACCCCTTAAAGGTCAACCCAGATTCGTAGACGTATCAAGACTCCGAAGCCTAGCAACATGTGAATGGGTCACCATGTGCACTAACACCATTATAGAAGAAGTTGCTCAAGTACCTTGGGAAATAGTGCCGAAGGATCCAGACCTCCAAGAATCACCACCTGAACGTCTCCAAACAGAAATTGATGAAGTTGAAGATTTCTTTAATAATCCTAATGATAACAAGGGAGAAACAATCAACACAATCCTTAGAGCATTTACACGTGACAGTCTAGAACTTGATGCAGGAACCCTAGTCAAAGGATTCAGCGAAAAAAGTTATGACCGTTCAGGATCCAGTTACAAACTTAAACCTGAAGGGCAACGTGACCTAGCGGAACTTTGGGCACGTGACGGTGGAACCTTCCTTAAAGATATAGACATCTATGGTGTAGAGAATGCGTACTGGCAGTACAGCTGGAATAATCCTGCAGCCACACCAGAAGCGTTTGATGTAGACGAGATAGTATATGCAATCCGTAACCCTAGATCTTACAGTCCTTATGGTTGGGCTGAAACACAAAGCTGTGAAACCATTCTTAACCTGCTAATTAACTCAGTCTTCAGTAATGCTACAATGTTTCAGGAATATGCTGTACCATCTGGAATAGTCAGTTTCACTGGAACCGAAGAGGAAGAACAACGCCTCAGAGCTTACATGCGAACCGAAATTAAAGGACGATTCCACAAAGTTGCAGTCCTCAATAAAGACGCAAAATTTGTTCCCCTAGCCTACACAGCCAAGGATATGGATTTTCTTGAAGGACAGAAATGGTTTGGACGAATGGTATGGGCAATCTACAAGCTAACCCCCACAGAACTTGGGTACCAGGATGAAATTCGTGAAACAGGTAAAGCTATGAGTCAACAATCCAGCATCCATAAAAGGAAAGCAGTCGTACCCTTACTCCGATTAATAGAGCAGACAATGAATGAGCAAATATTAAACGAGTTCAGTACAGACATCATATTCCGATTCAACTATGCAGACAAGGAAGAACAATACGCTGAAGCACAACTGGATATGGAATGTATTGGATCAGGCTTAATGACAATTAATGAGTACAGGCAGAAACATAAAATCGGTGACAAAGTAGCTTGGGGAGATCAACCTTTACAGATAACATTAGGCAAAATGCAGTCTGAAGCAGGTTTAGGATTAGGTAGAGGTGAAGGTTTTGCACGTCAACCTGAGAAGCCTGGACGACAAGCTTTACGTGAAATGACTGCGGAAGAAAAATCTCTCATACAAGTATCCAACCTTGGAAACATTAAAACATTGGATGTTGAAGGATCCGCACCTGTCTATGCTATAAACCGTAAAACTGGACAGGCAACACAAATATTTGATTCAACTATTCCAGCTAAGATGAAGAAAGTTAGCAAGCACCCTACAGTTTATCGTGGATCCGTGAAGGCTGAACAGAATCTGCATCAGAAATTGAAAAGGATCCTACTCGACTATCGAGACAAAAAATTATCCTACGAGGAAGCTATACAGAAAGGAATCCAAGCCATAGACGAGAACCAGGCAGTCATACATGAAATAGCACGGAAGAAAGCCAGCAAAGACTTAGGACTGGACATTGTAGAGTTAAGCCCTGAAATGTCTTCTCGACTAAAAACTTTCCGAGACGAAACGGTAGGTTCCTTCCAGAAAATTCTTGAAGATTCTAAAAAAAAATTTAAACAAGTAGATGATCAGAACGGCAAATGGGTTACTCTCGACAATGGACAACATATTTTCATTAGGGAAGGAGAGAGTTTCGATGACGCGATTAAACGGTTAGATAAAGGTGAAGATGGGAAAGCAGGTAAACCTAAAACAGCTGATAAAACTACGCCACAATTTAAGACGGTTGACGATGTTAAGAAAGCATTAGCTACACAGCCACGTGACCCATTCAATAAAAGTTTTGATAGTGAAAAATATAATGATGAAATAGGAGATAAATATGCTAAAGCACGCGATGGCTTGAAAATGCATGGTCCAAATTTTCTTGAACCTGATGAAAAACAAGCATTAACAGAAGCAAATGAAAGGTCAAAGAAATATTTGGCGAATACATCTTCTGTTTGGCGAGCTACACGACCTGATTATAGTGGACATATGTATCGTGAAATAAATAACGGCTCTATGGATACAAGCATTAAAGATAGACCTGTATGTATGACCTTGGATCCACGTGTAGGTGGTTTATATTTTGGAGGATACAGTCAAGGCAGTATTATGTGGGAAATTGATCCACAGAAAGTTGACGGAATAAAAACTATGGAATATGTATTTGATAAGAACGAGGATATTAAAGGAGGATCCGAAAAAGCATACAAATATAATGTTTATTATCATGAGGAGCGTGAAGTTCGAGCACCTGAAGTTCCATTATCTGCAATTAAAAATGCTTATTATATGATTAAGCCACCAGGAGAATTTAAAGGTCAACAATCACAGCATGATTATGATGTGGCATTAAACGATTTTCTTAGATTAAAAAAGAGCTATCCTAAAATACCATTTAAACCATTACATATAGATGAAAATTTGTTTGGAGGATAATTAAGATGACTGATGATTTTCTAAAACAATTACATGATCTTTATCCAGATGATTCAGACAAATCTAATTATGAACATATCACTTTAAGATTAGCTGATATTTACTATGTTGATAAAGAAAAGGCTGAAGAAATACATAAAAAATATCATAAAAAATAATTAATGTATGCGTGGCTTATTCCAGTAAGGACTTTTACATTTCGGGCAAACCTTTGTCTTTCCAAGTTTTCGATGTCGGGGGATCCAGAGCCAACCGCAACGTCCACACTTATTCACAATCACTTTTTCTGTTGGCAATTTTATATCTCAAGCGTAGTGACTTTGATATTTAGGTTTCTCATTCCATAACCAGAAACAATCAAGCCGTTTATCATAGTCGTTGTTAGTGAATGGATATGAACCTTTAAGGTAGTAGTTGCCGCTCATTGGACCTTTGATTCGTAGTCGAAAAGGTTTTCCATATTCTTTGTCGGGAATAACTGTTTCAGCCATGAATCCAGTGTGTTCAACAATCTTTTGACTCATCATAACGCATATTACTGTTTTACCTGTCGGAGAGACTTTGAGAACTTTTGCAAACTCAATGTTTGTTTGGTCATATCCCCAACTCGCATAATATATTTGACCAGCCTTTACAGGTTTAACAACTTCTTGAATTACAGACATTTCTTTTAACACCTCATATAATACTATATACCATTCGGGTATATATACCTTTTGGGTGAGTTAAAATAAAAAACAATTATCCGCTAGACTACAAGACAATCCGAGAAATCAACGCTGAGAAAGAACAGGATGATACCTGTCCAAAAGGTTGGACTCTAGAAAATCCTCCGAAAGATCAGCTTGACTGCTATAATCTGGAGAGTATGCATCCATGCAAAAAATTTTGGACTTGCGAAATTGTAAGGAAAGCAATGTCTCAAACTTCAACAATCTGAAGGAATGTGCATGTTTTGTCTACGCCTGACTACTGGAAAACATGGAAAGGACTCCTAACACGAATCGCAGATATAGCTCACAACTTTACCTGGCACACCCTCAACACCACCCTTAGAGAAGTTGTCGTAGTCTATAATGTTACTAAAGCTCCAGAATTGCCTAAACGGAAGCTTGTGTGGAGAACAAAATCTGATGTTTACGGTTACTGGAGTAAAGCGAATCCTCACGGAGTCTGCCCCATCTGCAGCTACTATGAAGGCACAATGTATGATGCTGACGATCCTTTGCTACCTGACATTAATCCCCATAATAAATGTCGATGTTTCTGGGATGAAGTATCAGAATGAAATCGATTCAGCAGTCAAATATCTAGTTAACCATTACAATAGTGACGTCGGACTCATCTATGAAAGTGAGGATGAAGGATCTCACTGGATAAAACTGATAGAGAATCCTGAATATTATTGGAGTTATCAGGAAACTTTCTGGATCTACAGTGACAATCTATTTGCTGCCTATGCTTTGAAGCCCTATTCACCAATAGTCTCTGATAAAATCAGGGAGAGCATTAAGTACTACGGAGTACCCCCATCAAATAAATTTGAAGCAGTGATAGGTCAACAGGTAGGTCCAGACCGTGCAGCCCGAAACATCATCATAAACCAGACAGACAAGTATGCAATACTAATCAGGATCCATAACGGCTCCTTTGCGGATCCCAGATTCAAATATGCAGACGCACTACTCTATGAAGCTTTAACCTTACATTATCAGAATAAAACCGTGAAAGCAAGACAGCTAGTTAATGAAGTCTATCAAATGTGGAACGGATCCATCCTAGTAGATTATGGTGTAACAGAAAAAATCTTAACTGAAGGAACAGCACCAACCGATATAGGCTACGGCCACAATTTCAAGCTTGCCCTACTACTCTACACTTCTAAAGTTACCAGAACAAATCTGCCAGACTATGACTTACTTGAAGAGAAACTTTGGAGCAGCCAGAATGTGAATGGAGGAATCATAAGCCTAACTCTGGGTGATGGAACCCCGATTGGATCCGCTAACTGTGAAACCACCGCATTAACCCTACTAATCTATAATGATGATTTAACAGCTAGACTTTCAGGCTACCCTATACCTGAACATCCAGACATTATAGACCTGCTACTAATTACTCTTGTAATATGTTATGTTATAGTACGATTCATGATTGGATGGAGAAGAAAGGTTAGTCCTGTAAATGATAAATGTTTAACTTGAAAAGGATAAAATTTTGTTACCAACAACTTTTAGGTGTTAAACCTAATTTTTTTCTTGTTTCTCTAAGATGTCTACCACAATTCTGAACTGTTATCGCAAAATCTTCATAAGTAATGTCGTAAGGCATAGGATAATCACAGTATGGACATCGCAACCTGTCTTTACTATTGATCTCACCCATTTCTTTCTCAACCTCTAATCCTTGAATTTTTCTTAACGGATTTCTCGTAGTTGATCTTGTTGGTTTACCTAATTCACGCCATAGAGTCCTACATCTTTGATATAAACTCATTTCACCATGATCGGTAACACACTCTAACGCTTCCCGCATTCCTTCAAGATATGCTAGTGAAACATCATTTATTGGTAACTTACTCTCTATTTTTTTCACCCCATTTATTTTAAGAAATTTACCACAAATATATGGTGTGGGAGTAAACAAATCCTTAGACATATCACAACCTCTTCGATTATTACCACCATGCAAAATATTTATACTTGCATCGGCGACAACGCTCCCAAACATATCCCGACATGGCAACAGGTGAAGATGTTTTTTCTATGTCATGAAGTGTAAATATGCATAATATTCGTTTCCAATTCATTTCTTTCTTATCCCTTTATCTTACTCGTTTGCTTTCTTTAAGGAGTTTAACAAGTTTAGGATTCAATGTAACATCAACAAGCTCTTCATGATTATAGTCATAGATTAGATCATGATTACAATTTGGACATTTCATCGGTTCTTTCATTTCTTTCTTAAACCTCAATAGATTTTCTGGAATAGTGATCTTCTTTTTTTCCATGTTATCATGTCTTCTGATTCTGCAACATCCATGTTTGGATGTTCAGGTATGTCTCCATACAACATGTAATATTTACCATCCTTATTCTTTCTTACCCAAGGTTTATCCATACTTTTCACCTCACTTTATTCTTCTTTCTCAAGCCTTTTAATTATTGCAGCGAACATAAATTCTTCTACAATCAGTTGAACAGTAAACTTGACCAAACCTGAGTAGGGATCTGCAGACTGGACAACGCTTCAACCGTTTCATTGTTTCTCAGCCATAGATTACTGTAATATATTTCTTAATAAATCTTACTGTAAAATACAATTATAATACTTTAAGTGATAAATCATGACCTCAATCGAAGAAATTGTCGAAGAAATAATTGAGGAAAAACAGCATGTCCGAACCAAAAGCCTACGGAAAAATAATGGATCTGAAGAGTCTCTGGAATGATAAAGCCGACCTTGAAACTGCAGCTAAACGATCCGAATGCTTCAGCTGCGAACATTACCGATACAATATCTGGTCAGGAACAAGCCTTGAAGGTGAACCACAAAAACAGTGGATTTGCAAACTTATCGACGAACAACATCAACCATGCAAATTTGAGATTACCGAAGGTTCCAGACAACCGCAGAAAACTGTCGAGCCGAGACTTCCTAGCAATCAAGATAGGCCAGAAAAACCACAGCCTCAACTATCTAAGCAACCTGTTCAATATAAGCCGAAGACATGTCCTCCGAATAGTTCATCAACCGAACCTCCGCTGCCCAGTCTGCCGAAAATGGAAAAACCAGAAGTACGGCCAGATCCTGCAAGCCGTAAACGAAAATAAACATTTCCTATGGCTCTGCCAGGACTGCTTCAAACTGGAATGCACCTGAAAAAATGTGTCACTTATACTAGATTCGAATAATACTACATATCACAGTAGCACTACGTTAAGGAGTAACACGTTAAGGAGTAACAGCATTGCCAGTAGACTCTAAAACAGTCAATAAAATAGTCGCAAACCTTCAGGCAACCAAAGTCAAGTTTGCAGACTTTGATGAATGCATGTCCGAGATGGAAGGCAAATACGATAAGGAAACAGCGGGAGCAGTATGCGCCACAATCTGCCGAAGAACAGGCAAAATGAGCTACGGATCCAAAATATTGAAGACAAAAAATTTCAGCCTATTCGTTCCAATCACAAAAATTAATGTTGTAACCAAAAGCGTAGGCGAACTTCAGAGAGGAGACATCCTAGTCGAAGGATACGTAAGTAAACCAATCAAAGATTTGCAGGGAGACGTTCTAGAAGAATCCGCGCTAGTCGAAGCTAAAGATGCGATGATTAAACCTCCACACAATCTAGTATGGCTCGATCATGAATCACCTTACGCGGATCCTCAAACTAATACCAACACGCCACCTATAGGCAAATTCATTTATTCAAAAATTGTACGGCTCGCAGGAATACCCACCTTATGGGTTCGAATGCTAGTCAACAAGGCTCACCCAAAATATAGTCAGATCAGCTACGAACTCAAGAAAGGATTCTACAACGCCTTCAGCATGGAATTCATGCCAGTCAAAGAAGCGATGAAAGTGATTGGAGGCAAAGTCGCCAACGGCATATCCTCAATCAAATATTATGCGTCAAGCCTAGTCCGCGCCCCAGCCAATGAGGCAGCAACAATCACACGAGTCTACACGAAGGCTTTCACAAATAGTTCACGGTTCACCCCAGTACAGATCATAGGACCTGGCTGGAATGGACAAACAATCAAAAAGAAAGGAAAAATCGAAAACATGTCAAACAAGAAACTATCCAAAAAACAGACAGAGGAAGACAAGGAAGAGGAAGAAGACAAGACACCAGCAGAAGAGAAGAAACAAGTCAAAGATGAAGATGAAGAAGAAGAATCAGTCGAAGACAGAATGGATAAAATCGAGAAACAAATCAAAAACCTAGTCCAAGCCACAGACATGATCGGTAAAAGCCTAGACCTCGACATTAAAGGAATCGACGAAGACACTGAGGAAGGATACGACTTCGCACCTGACGCACCAGGATCAGCCGAAATCGATGAAGACATTCCACCTGAAACCCCTACACCTGAAGCTGGACCCATACCACCCCAAGAAATTATTGAAGATGATGATGCTTCACCAGAAACAAGCGATGAAGAAATCACATACAAGAATCTCAAAAAACAGCTGCCCCGACTAATCAAGAAAGAAGTAGATCGCCAAGTACGCAAGAAAATTGTTGTACGGAAAGGATTCAGCGAATACGGTGGACCTGTACCCGAATCAATCAAACGTAAACAACTACTCAAACAGTCAGGAGACAGCATCGAAGACCAACTTGCAGTAATCGAAGAAAATAGGAGTTGAAAATAGAAATGGAAACAAAACAAGTACATAAAACCGAATGTATGCCCTTCAACCAAGCAGGACAAGGAATCTACGACTTAATGGTAAATGGTCTAGTAGGACCAGCAGCCCTACCCGAAGGATTCGTAATCAGTCAAGGACTACGCCCCGACGGTAAAACACTTGGAATAGATAACCGTAAAGACTTCTGGCGATGGGTACGACATAAAATTCAAGGCAGACAATTAGCTACTAAAGGAGTACTAGACAGTACAGCAGCCATAGTACACACCACAGTAGACGAAGAAATAATTGATACCACACGGATACAATGTCCACTACAGGAACTAATCGCACAAGAAACCGCTAGAGGAAAAGTTGCAAGCTACGACATACTCTCAGCCAGAGGATCCGCAGTTTGTCTACCAGAAGACACTGGAGCCCAAACCCCTCCAAGCGACACCTACCTTACAGCGAATAAAACAGTGAAGATATTCACATCCTGGGGAGGATGGACAGACTTTGGATTAGTCGCAATGGGATCCCAATACCCAAGCCGCAACGCTAGCGCATTAGAAATACGGAACAAAACCCAGTCACTCAACGAACTCTACGAAAACGAACTAATAAACGGATCCACACCTAACGGAACAACAAGCTACGGAATGGTAGGGTTAAGAGCGGAAATCTGGAGAAGCCAAACAGCGAATGCCCTCAACTATAACATGAACGGTGGAGATGTTACAGACGAAGATATAGAAAACGCTATCGCAGATGGAAGAAAACTCAATGTCAACTATAACCTAGCCATAACAGACGGAAGAACATGGAACAAGATCAAAGCCATGATGATGGCACAAGTCGAATATGTTAATCCAGTCGAGGAAATCGCCTGGGGACTCAAAGCATTAGCATGGCAGACACCAGCAGGAAACATGCCTATAGTAGTCTCAAACTTCATGAACTACAATTCAGGATCAAGAGAAATACTATTACTCGACACGAAATTCCTAGCACAACGCCTACTCTTAGACAGTACAATGGAAATGATGGCTAAAGTCTCAATACAACAGAACTTCGTCATAAAGAAATTCGTTACAGTCATAGACAAAACACAGGCATACGAGCTAACCTACAATAATAACAATTGGCCCGCAACAACAACTGGCACATCTAAGATGGCTAGAATCTACGGTATAGCATAGGAGGAATCCACATTGACTGCAAGATCAACATTGTGGAAACGCTCAGTACAACAGCGGACAGGACAAAGCTTCGGCTCACTCGTAAGAGCCGAATCAGCAATGGTCTACGATAAAGTAGTCTATGTTGACAGGGACAAAGGAGCAGACGGACACGACGGAGAATCATGGGCTAAACCCTGCAAAACCATCAACGGAGCCCTAGACAAATTCTATGGAGGAGCCCAAGGTACAGCACGAGGTAGACACTTCGCCATAATTTTTCAAAGCAGACTAACTGGAGGCAACGCCTTCACTGAAACCCAGACAATAGATGTTGCTGGAGTACACCTAATCGGAGCTGGACTACTCTACGGTGACGGAGGAAGCTTCAACAGCGCATTCGTAACTAACTCACAACTGGCAGCTGAAAGAGCACACCACAGTGGAATATGGGATTCAACTAGAGCAGGACTAATAGTAGACGCTGACGACGTACTTATTGCTGGACTAAAATTCTATTGCAGCGACGAAACAAACGCGATGTGGCATGTAGTACTACATGACAGAGATGTTGGCAACGACAGCTCACAGGCAGGAAGAAACAACATGGTCACAGACTGCATGTTCCAAGGAGACGTTGACGGAACCCAATACATCAATGGTATCGGAGTGGAAGGACAGGAAACAGC